AAAAAATGAAAAAAATATTAGTAAAATTACAATTTAAGTTAGCTGGTTGGTTATATAATCAAGGTATTATTGCACCGCAGTTACTTAAAAAAGAAGACGGTTCGGATGTTAAGAGTATTAAAATACTAACAGATGATGAATTAAAAATAGAATCATTTAAAAATGAGTTATTATCTTGTTTACAAAAGAACAAGTTAACTAAAGAGACACATCCATATATCATTAAAGGTGTTAATAAACCTTATAAAACAAAAAATGGTGGTGTTGAACCAAATATTTACTATCATCATTTTATTGATTTATATTTCTGTAAGTACCCTTCAATTAAGGTTGATGAGTCGAGAAACCCAGAAGAATGGGTGTATTTTAATGTTGGTGATTTTATGTCTATATCATTAGACCACGTATTAACTAATTCGGAATATGATTATAGTTATTTTGATATTGTTGAATTATTATTTTGGTTTGAAGATTATCTAAAAGAAAATTATAAATTTTTAGTAGATGATATTTTAGTTGATGGTCATTTAATAACAAATGCTTTTAAAATAAGTTTACAAAGTGGTACTTATTTAATAAAAACTAACTCTGATTATAATTATTCATTAACAAAAGAACGTGAAGATGAAATAAATTCATTAGATATAAAAAAAGACTATAAAGATTTCTTTAAAACCCTTTTTAATGAACCAGTACCAAAAAATTCTGATTTATTAGTTGAGTTAGTTGGTCAAAATCCGTTTTTAAGAATAAAAAGTATTAAAAATAATAACACTGGTGAGGATATTACTGAAAAATTTATAGATAAAGATGTTGATGGTATAAATGCCTTATTCACATTAACAAATAATTTAGAGTGGTTAAAAAAAAATAAAATATGAAAACTGAAAAAGAACTTTTAGAAAAGTATAAAGAAATGTTGCTACATTTTTACGAATTAGATAAATTTGTTAAAAATCCACCAGAACATACTGGTTTTAGAACAATTAATAAAAAGGTTGAAGATTTCAACTATCAAAGTGATTTGTGTAATTTTATGACTTGGATATTAGATATAACAGAACCACATAACGTTGATTATATTAACGAAAAATTAAAATCATTATAAAACAATATGAATGAGATAAAAAAAATAATTGAACATGGAAATAGTGTTCACCAAAAACATGAACAAATCAGACAAGAAATTTTAGCTGATGAAACTCTTTTACCAAAAGAAATAAGAGATAGATTGATAAAACTTGAAGAAGAATTTCACCAACAAAAAAATGCTGATGATAAATACATTGAAGATAACAAACATAGAAAAATTGTTGGTTACGATGAAAGATACATGCCAATTTACGAATCTTAATTAAAATTTATAAGAATGAATAGAATAGAAGAAATTAAAAAAAGAGTTGATAAATCAGATAAAGTTTTACTATTTGATAAACATGAAATAGAGTCTTTAAAAAAGATTACTAAAACAACCAAAATTAGTGGTTATGAAGTTTTAACTGATGATGGATTTGTTGATATAGAAGCTTTACATGAAACAATACCATATGAAGTTTACCATCTTAAATTAAAAGATGGTAAAGAACTTAAATGTGCTGATAACCATATTGTTTTTGTCACAGAATATGATGAAACCACTTTAGAACCAGTCGGATTAACCGAAAAATTTGTTAAAGATTTATCAATTGGTTCATTTGTTATGGTGTCTGATAATAATGGTAATCTAACAGAATCTGAAGTGTTGGGAGTAACTAATTTAGGTTATGAAGAAGTAATGTATGACCTAGAATTATTTGAAGGTTCTAATAGAAGATATTACACCAATGGTATTTTATCACATAACACTTATTTGGCTAAGTTATTGGCTGAGTATGTTTTCGGTGACCCAGATTCTTTAATTAGAATCGATATGTCTGAATATATGGAGAAACACTCTGTGTCTAGATTAGTTGGTCCACCACCAGGTTACGTTGGTTATGACCAAGGTGGTCAATTGACTGAAAAGGTTCGTAGAAAACCACACTGTGTTGTATTATTTGATGAGATTGAAAAAGCACACGAAGATGTATTCAACTTATTGTTACAATTACTTGATGAAGGTCACTTAACTGATGGTCTTGGTCGTAAAGTTAACTTTAAGAATGCATTAATTATCTTAACCTCTAACGTGGGTGTTAAAGAAGTTAATTCATTTGGTAAGACAATGGGTTTTGAAACTGGTTCAAGTGTTGTTAATGAAGAAGCACATGCACGCAATATTATTGAAAAGGCTCTTAAGAAAAAGTTTAAACCTGAATTCTTAAACCGTATTGATGATGCAATCATATTCAAGAGTCTTAAATCTGAAGACATTCAAAAGATTATTTATCTTGAGGTGGATAAGCTTAGAAAACGTGTTGAAGAAATGAAGATGAATTTAAAGATTTCTAAAGAAGCAATTGAGTTTGTTGCAAAAGAAGGTTACGATGAAGCCTATGGTGCCAGACCTTTAGCTAGAGCGATTCAAAAATACATTGAAGATGTTATCGCAGAAGAAATGCTTAAAGAAAATCTTAAAGATGGGGATACAATAAATCTTGATTACGACAAAGAAAAAAACTGTGTAGTAGCAATATACCCAAAACAAGGTAAATCAAAATAATAAAAACCCCGAATTTTTCGGGGTTTTTTGTTATATTTATATGTAATGAAACCAATAATAAAACAATTATTAAGAGAGGGGTTAACTAAGACCGATGATGACCTTAAAGGTGTTGCCGATTTCGTCAACTTCGCTAAGGAGTTCTTAGGTATTAAGGATGACGTTAAGGTTTTATTAGCGTTTGAAAGAACTCCAGACCTTAAAACTACAGCTTATTATAGCTTAGATGGTTACTTAAAAGTGTACGTTAAAGATAGAGCCCTTGTTGATATTTGTCGTTCAATTGCTCATGAATTAGTTCACCATAAACAAAATGTTGAGGGTCGTTTACTTAACGTTGCTAAAGACGGTGACGATGGTAGCCCAATAGAAAATGAAGCTAATGCCGTTGCTGGTGTTATAATAAGAAAATACGGTAAATTACACCCAGAGATTTATTCCTAAGCGACTTTTTAAGAAACTTGACATATTTATCTAAAAAGGTAAATATGAAAAGAGATTTAACTAATGTTATAGGATATATCTATAAACTAACCAGACTTAATGGAATTCATTAGTAAATTTAACAATATTGTTTTAACTGGTGGTGGTATCAATGAATGTTTAAAAGAAGTTGAGATAGCTTTATTAGCCTTGGATAAACCATTTAATATCTTAAAACAATACACTTATTAATTTATTTCACCCATTCATGGGTGTTTTCACTTTTTTAATATATTTATAATAAACGTGAATATGCCTAGAAAACTAACTACTGAAGAATTTATTAAAAAAGCTAAAATAATACATGGTGATAAGTATGATTATACACTAACCCGTTTTATTAATAGTAAAACTAAAGTTAAAATAATTTGTCCGATTCATGGTGGATTTGAACAATACCATGATAAACATTTAAGTCGAAAAGGTTGTGCTAAATGTGGGTTCACTTCTAGATGTAATAAAGCTAGAAGTAACATTCAAAGCTTTGTTAACAAAGCTTTGAATATACATGGGAATAAATATAATTATGACAAAGTTGTATATAATGGTAAAGAAGAAAAAGTGATAATAACTTGCCAAAAACACGGTGATTTCCACCAAACACCACACAATCATTTGGCTGGCAATGGTTGTCCTATATGTCGTGAATCAAAAGGTGAATCACAAATTGCTAAATGGTTAGATGATAACAATATCAAATATATTAGGCAACATAGGTTCCCTGATTGTAAATTTAAACTTCCCTTACCATTCGATTTCTACTTACCTAAACATAATATATGTATAGAGTATCAAGGGATTCAACATTTTAAACCTAGGTCAAAATTTGGTGGTGTGAAAGAATTTGAGAAAATGAAAGAAAGAGATATGATAAAAGTAAAATATTGCAATGAAAAAGGTATTTCATTATTAGTAATTTCTTATCTGGATGATTATAACCGATTATTGAATACATTATAACTTAATCATTCCAATGTATTCAAAAGAACCACAAACCCTTTTATTGTCAGCGAAGTGATTATTATATATTTTATCATGCTTAATATCGGTTCTTAATTTCTTATGTTTACTAGTTGGTTTCCACAAATTTGATTTTTCTCGATACAATATCATTTTAGGGTGAGCAGTCCTAGAAAAGTATCGATGACCTTGTTCAATGTGAATCTGGCCGATGGCATCTGAAAATCTGACACCAATACCCATTCCTTGATAATCTGGAAGCACAACGGTACGGTGACCACGCCAAGCATTCTTCATAGCACCATTTGGCATAGTAATAGCCGCACCAAAGGCAACTATAGAATCATCCCAAACACCAATATAACATCTTGAAGCCTTGTTTATCTTACCGTCTAAATAGTGATGGTCTTTAAACATTCTCCAACTATCATTTGTTGTCCTATAAATTTTGATAGTGATTTCTGGTCGGACAAAAAAAAACCGTGAAGTAATTCACCTGTATCGGTATTAAGAACCCAATCTGGTTCCAACCAATCAACAATATCGTAATGGCAAGTTGATAACACAACGTTTTCAATGTCATTGTTCTTAATGTATCGTGATAAGGAAACACTGGCCGCTTTTGCCACATTACGGTCAACCACACTAGTGTATTCATCAATAACAGCACCAGTCTTAATCTTACGAGCTAATTCAGCTCTAAACTTCTCACCGTTTGATAATACATGAAATGGTTTATACCAAGATGGAATAGAATTAAAACCAACCGAGCTAAGTTTAGCAATACCTTCTTCAGGTGTTTCAAAATGTGATATAACAGATTTATTTGGGTCCCATGTAGGTTGTTCTTCAGAACCAAAGTGTTTTAGAAGAGTTGATTTACCAGAACCACTGGCACCAACAATAACACCAAGCTTAAACTTTTTCGGTAAGTTAGTCGGCATCTTCCAAGGATAAAATTCTGATTGACCAGTAAAACGACAATCAAATGCTTTCTCGCTGGCTTCAATAAATTCATCTCGACCAACACTACATGTAAGAGGTTTTTCCTCTCGAACTAACTTTTCTATTAACTTATCCATGTCTCAAATATATACTAAATTTGTGACAAGTAAAGACAAAAAAAATAGCTAGGAACACTATTATATGCACCTAGCTATTTAATATTTTCTTTTACCTTCAGTTAAAGTCTTAAGAGTTGCTTCTAATTTCGCTAATCTTGACTCTAAAACCGCAGTTTTTTCGTTTTCTAATTTAGCTTGTTCAGCAATCCATTCTTTCTTTTTGATGGCAACTGTCTCGTTTACAATATTATCAATCAAATCAACTAAATCGTTTTCCTTGATTTTTACTGTTTTTTTTGCGATTGGGTTTACGTTTGACATAGCGTTAAGGGTTAAAAATTCTTATTCTTACTTAATAAATATATAGAAAATAGCAAAAAGATAAGACAAGGCCCAAAAAGTTGTAAAATCAACTTCAAGCCCTCTTATTTTCTACCTTCTTCTACAATAAATATGTCCAACAAATCCCTTATTCCTAATTTTTTAATGAATGCAAATTTTATTTGTGCTTCATATAAATCGTGTGCAAAAATGCTATGTACACACTCTCCAAACTTTGTTTTAAGACTAAATTTCTTCATGGTGACTCTTTACTATAAATATAATAAAAAGCCACCAGAAGATAAATAGTTTTACTAACATTTTTTGTCAGCAGCGTTTGAAGCAGCCCATGCTTCTGTTATTTTAATTTACAGTTTTCGAAATGCCAACGCTTACCATTACCAGCATCAACCATTTTTTTACAATGTGGACACTCAGTTTGTTGTTGTTTCAAACCTTTATTCCAACTAACTTGAACACCTTTTTTACCTTTATTCCATGGTTCAACACCTTTTTTTGTTTTAATTTCACCATTAGAATATTTTTGTTTTAAAGTTTCAGAAATTTGCTTCTTCTGTTCGTCAGACATTTCTCCCAATTTCATACCTTTATTCCAAGCTTTTTGAACGCCTTTCATACCTTTATTCCATGGTATAGAATTTTTACTATGGTGCTCATTAATCTTATACCTTTCTTTTAAACTTTGTGAAATTTGTTTTTTCTGATTTTCATTTGGAATGTAACGTGGTAAATTACTTTGAACTATTTCACCTTTCAAGTATTTTAATTTTAAAGTTTCAGAAATTTGTTTTTTAGATTCATTTGATAACACACCACTACTCTGACCCCCAGTTTTAAGGTTATAATTAGTTTTATCTTTTACCCAAATTTCATTAACATATTCCCTTTCCTTTTCAAGTAATTCAGCATATGTTTCACAAAACTCCAAAATCTCTCGTTTAAAATTTTCTTTTCCGTATTTTTTTAATGCTCGTAAAAAAGCTAAACCACTACCTAAATATCCATCATCTAAATTATTAGTCTGGTGGATACCTATGTACGTTTTATTGTTTATTAAACAAGTTGTTTTATATAAAATATATTTCATAATAATGTTTAACAATAAATATGCGGCTACCTATGCAAAGGATAAATTTTAGCAAAATTTATCTGCACAGTTACTACTAGCTATTGCATCAGGTTTAATCTTAAATTGGTAACCCATACCTAAAATATAACCAATAGCTTGTTGCAACGCCTTGTTAGAGTCGTGTGCTGGGTTTGGGTTAATGTCTGCGTGAATTTCCAAAGGAATTTCATACAAATCTAACAACGGTGCTATTTCATAAGCAACTTCTACAGACTTACCTACTTCGTAAACCATACGTTCATTTACTAATTCCTTAGCAAATTCTTTAGCCTTAACGCTTGGGTTCCGTGGCTTGAAAGTGTTAAAATAAGTTGCTGAAATTATCATACCACCTCGTCCAACATCAAGTCCACCCAAGGCTTGTGATGTGCTAATTAAAATAACAGTAGCGAATTTGTAAGAACCCTTACCTCCACTACGTTGAGAATCGGTACCAATTGAGACCTTCAATTTCATACCCTTTGCCATTTCTGCATCGAACAACTTTTCTAAGTATTCGATGATTGGTTCGTTGATGACTACATCATTTCTTTTCCATTTCATTGTTTCTAGTTTTTATAACATGTTATTAAAAAAAAAGCTCCACATTTGTGGAGCTTTTATTATTTTTCATTTTCGTTAATGTCAGTTGTTGGTAACAACTCCCTTAACCTTTCCAAATTTTTAGCCCCTATTAAATCAGCACTAACGCCAATTCTCTCTAATTTTCCACCCATGCTTCTGTCAAGATATTTAATACTCTCAGGAAAATCCGTTACTGGATTCCCCACAAGGTTGATAAACTCAACATTACATAACGACCCGATTTCTTTCGGTAACGTTTTAATACGATTATTGGCTAGAATCAAATACTCTAACTTCGTTAATTTACCAATAGACGGATGCAACTCAACCAAGTTAGCGTTCATCACGATAAGCTGGTCAAGATTTTTAAATCTTGTCAAATCTGGTATTTTAGGTACTTCTCTTCTCACTAATCTAATATTAGGTGTTTTTTCATCATATAATTCAAACAAGCTTTCTGTGAATCCAAATTGAATTAAAAAATCAATATACTTATTGTTCTCTAACCCTCCTTTGTATCCTTTAGCCATAGTCATCAATTCATCATAGAAAAAGTTTTTTATTCCTTCACTTTCCGCTATAACGTTTTCATAGATACTAACGTTGCTTCCGTTATGTCTGTCTTTTAATTGCTTCGTTTCAAAATGAATTTGATATATATATTGAGACTCACCAGTGAAAAACTTGTTATCAATTATGATATAAATATCTGACTTCTCACCATTAGGTTTTTTATGACCAGTAGTGTATGAATCAAACATACCGTTTCCACCTCTGGCAGTACACCAGTTAGCAAACTTATCAAACACAACGCTAGCCGCTGTTGTCTTAGGAATGTATAGGGTAAACTTTCTATCCTTAACAGGAATAACGGCTTGGCCCATGTCTACATACTTGTTTAGTGTCCTTTCGACAGCACTAGGTTCTCTCTCAATGAACGGGTCTACAGCGTCAAATAATTGAGCCAAAGACTTATATTGGTTAATGTTTGTTGGGTCACTTACGTGTTTTAAAGTGTATGAACCTTTACAAAGTTCCATAAACTTTTTCTTACGTTTGTTATCTTCAAACAAAGTTAAATATTCATTTGCTTGTGGCAAATCTTCTTTAACCAATCTGATAGCTACGTTTATACTTGATTTACCTTCTTTTAACAATCTAGCAAATAAGTTAAGCATCCATTGTAAGTACATTTTGTTTGTGGTTGGGTCGGCAGCTATCATATCCCCAAACACATCCGAACAAACACTAACCTTCAATAAAGACCTATCTCGTTCATTAGTCTTCTTTGAAATGATAGCTAAAACATCTCCTTCCAAAGGCGTA